CGGTTTACGCATTGGACCTGTCACGGTTCTTTGTCACAAGCGGCTTCTATCCGAGTGATTTGATGGATAGCCGTACCGGCCTGGTCGATAGCTGGTCGGATTGGGATGGTGCCATTGTGGACAAGGTAAACAGCAAGCTGTACCTGAGACGCACTAACGACGATCCATCTGGGACGCCGACCTGGGCAAGCTGGCAGGAGTTCGTTAATGGCACGTTCTTGGGACGTGGCTTCCAGTTCAAGGCAGAGCTGATCAGCAACGACTCAGCGCAGAACATCCTGGTCGATCAGCTCGGCTACGAAGCCACCTTCCAGCGCAGGACTGAGCAGTCGGTCGGTGCTGTCACCAGCGGCGCTGGCACAAAGTCTGTGACGTTCGACAAAGCGTTCTTTACTGGCACTGCACTGCTTGGCGGCCTGAGCAGCAGCCTGCCCAGTATCGGCATTGTGGCGCAGAACCTGGCGACAGGCGATTACTTCAACGTCACCAACGTCACCAGCACCGGCTTTGACGTGACCTTCAGAAACAGCGCGGGCACTGCCGTCAGCAGGGATTTCCTATGGACTGCAGTGGGATTTGGCAAGGGCGCTTAAACTGGTAGCAAAATGGCCTAGCTATGGCTCAACACGATTACGTCATCGCTAACGGCACTGGTGCAGCCGTCCGATCTGACCTAAACAATGCGCTGGCAGCGATCGTCAGCCAGAACAGCGGCGCCGTTGCACCGACCACAACCTACGCCTACATGCCGTGGGCGGACACCGGCAGCAGCCCGCCGGTGTTCAAGATCCGCAACGCCGCCAACAACGGCTGGATCACGCTCTACGAGCTGGATGGCACGTTCTCGGTTGAGGCCGGCAGCGCCAGCAGCCCTGGCCTGTACTTCACCGGCGACATCAACACCGGAATCTTCAGTGCAGGTGCAGATCAATTCAACATTGCAACCAACGGCGTCGAGCGCGTCGAATGGGGCACCAGCGAGGTGGTGTTCAACGATGGCGGTGCTAATTACGACTTCCGCATCGAAGGCGACACAAACTCTTCGCTTTTTTTTGTTGATGCGTCAGCAGAAGCGGTAGGGATTGGCACTACTGGGCCCACGGCAACATTGCATGTTCGCGCAGCAGATAGTGACACAATCGCAAGCCTGCTTCGATTGGAGCAATTCAACTCTGCCCAAACAGACGGCGCTCGGCTTGTCATTAGTGCAGATGCTGCTAATAACACCGTCTCTTATGACTCCTCTGGCACAAGTAGTGGCGCCCATGTTTTCCTAACAGGCTCGAACGAACGCCTCCGCATCGATACTTCTGGACGCCTGTTAGTTGGCACGTCTACTGACTCTCAAACAAGCACTCTTGTTTTGAAAGGCAATAGCGCAGGAGCTACCAACGCTGGAACATTGCGGATTGAAAGAGGTCAAGGTGCCGGAAACATTACATCTGCTGGTATAGAACTTGGCACCATTGCGCTCGGTGGTTCTGCTATTCCTAGCGCACTTGTCCAAGCATCTAGCGATGGAAATTGGACTGCTGGCACATCTTATCCAACTCGTTTAGTGTTCTCCGTTACTGCGGATGGCTCGGCATCACCAACTGAAGCGCTGCGTATTACCAATGATCGCTACGTCCGTTTGGCTAGCGGTTCTGGTGGCATCCAGTTCAACGGCGACACCGCAGCGGCTAATGCGCTGGATGATTACGAGGAGGGGACATTTACGCCAACTGTTTATGGCTTAACAACGGCTGGCACCGGAACTTATTCTGCGCAAACGGGTAATTACACAAAAATTGGCAATCGTGTTTGCTTCACCCTTTCCCTCACGTGGTCAGCCCATACTGGTACGGGCAATATGCAAATTGCAGGATTGCCGTTTGTTCCTGCCGCATCTGAAAACAATCGAGCCTGCACGCTAATCGCCAATAACATCACGCTCACAGCAAACAACTTTGCTGCTGGCTTTTATGCCAACACAGTTGCAGAAGTGCTTGTACGGCAGCAACCCGTGGGGGGTGGTGCGCTTGCGTTTGTAGCGATGGATACGGCTGGTACGTTCTACGTTTCCGGCACATATTTTGTTTGATATGTAAGCCCGCAACGGCTCAAAACTACGAACCTAAACCTGTTACGTCTGGAGGACGTTCCTAATGGTTAAAACAGAAGAGCTAAAAGACTTGCCTGGCTTCGATGGATGCTACAAAGTATCCAAGGATGGCACTGTATATAGTCTGAAAAGTGGAGGGCTAAAAGCATTAAAAGGAGGCAATGTGCGCCGTGGCTACAGAGGGGTCACGTTGTATCACAACGGCAAGGCGCATCTGCGGTTGGTGCACCGCGCGGTAGCTGAAGCATTCTTGCCGAACCCCGACGGCCTGCCCCATGTAAATCACAAAGATTTCAACAAACAGAACAACTCTGTTGATAATCTTGAGTGGTGCAAAGAGTCTGAGAACACGAGGCACCTGCTTCAAGGTGGCAAGCATTCTCGATGCCTTGCGCCTAATATTGTCTTAGAAATAAGACAGCGCCATGCCGCCGGAGAATCCCAAGCGTCTCTGGCAAAACAATTTGGTCGAAGCCCTGGAGCTATCTGCCAGATTGTGAACAACCAAACCTTCGCCTTCATCTGACCATGAGCCTCACTAAAGAAACCGTTGTTGACAAAATCGAAGTACTGGAAAGCAACGCCATCCAAGTGCGCTCTTGCATTCGAGTGCTGGAAGATGGCGTAGTGCTGTCTTCTTCCTATCACCGCCACGTGCTGCAGCCTGGTGATGACCTGAGTGGTGAAGACCCGAAGGTGGTGGCGATTGCTAATGCTGCGTGGGCTGAGTGATACCCAGCCAGGGAGAGTAACCCTACTCACAAATGAAACAGTGTCACTGACAGTCAGCGAGCTATGGGACGCCTTCCTTACGGAGCGTTCCATTTCGCTGTGCCCAACCAGCCTGACGTCTGATTACCGGCAAGTCACCAAATGGCTCAGGCGCTGCCCAGTGCAGGATCTGGAGCAGGCACGGCAGGTGATGATCTGGGTGCTGGGGCAGAAGCCTGTCCTGTCATCGCGGCGCGTGGCGATGTACACCAAGACGATGTACAAGTGGGCGGCACAGGAGGATGTCGGTTATCTCGACCGCAACCCGCTGGCTAGCTTCAAGATGCCCAAGGCGCCGCAGCGTGACGAAGAGATCATCGTCATCCCGCGCAACGAGATCGGCCTGGTGCTGGCAGCCCTTGAGGCAAAGCTGACCTATCGAACCGTCAACTGGTCCCAATACACCGAGTTCATGCTGCAGACCGCCATGCGCACCGGAGAGGTGCGAGCGCTCAGATGGGCAGACATCAAGGACAACAAGATCCTGGTGCATCAGAACTGGACGCTGACCCATGGCCTGAAGGACAGCACCAAGACCAACAAAAAGCGATGGGTGCCCCTCAACGGCAAGTGCCAGGCAATCCTTGACACCTTGCCGCGAGAGTCGGATTACCTGTTCCCATGGGACCGGCTGGCATTTCAGAGCTACTTCCGCAAAAAGCTGCAACCGCTGCACCAAGCAGGACTGATCTCACACCTTTACCGGCCATACGACTGCAGGCACACGGCCATCAGCCACTGGATTGAAGCCGGCATCCCGGTCCCGCAGGTGGCCGCCTGGGCTGGCAATACCAGCGAAGTGATTTTTAAGCATTACTGCAACATTACGCAAGAGTACGAGATGCCGGAAATCTGATAGATTGGCGTCGAATAAAGGCATTGCATGGCCACCACATTTACTTGGAAGATCAGCCAGCTCGAGAGGGAGACGGCCGATGGTTTCGTTTTCACTTGCCACTACACGGTGTCAGCCGAGGACGAGGCCTATAACGCTGGCGCCTACGGCAGCCTGGGCCTCGAGCGCCCCGAGGGCAGCATGATCCCGTTCAGCCAGCTCACCGAAGAGCTTTGCGTTCAGTGGGTGAAGGACAAGTTCGGGCCTGAGAAGGTGGCAGAGATCGAGGCTGCCCTGCAGGCGCAGCTCGATGAACAGCGTCATCCGAGCCGCCAGGCCGGGATGCCATGGCAGTAAAGGCCAAGACCGGCACCGCCCGCGTTCAGCATCGGGTTGGTCCGCCGAAGACCACCTCGATCGGGCAGGGGGCGCGATCTCGTCCCCGCCGGCGGGGCCGGAAGAAGCTGAAAGGGCAGGGTCGGTAGACTGACTGCTGCCATCGCTGCCTGCCATGGACGCGCAAACTGGATTTTGGCGCTCCGTTCGGCAAGAAGCGCTGGCTGGACTGATTGTGATTGGAGCTGGTGCCACCATGGGTGGCATCGGCTATCTGGTGTACACAGTGCCATCGCGACTGGACGACCTACTGCAAAGCCAGGCTCGATTCGAAAAACAGATTACAGCGCTTGAGGACAGGGTTGACGATCACGGACAACGCATTCTAAAGCTTGAGCTTAGCCGTTAAGCCACAAGTCTAAAGCATCTTCCGCATCTTGGGTCCAAAAATCTTGGGCCCTAAACCATTCTCTCCACTCTGACAGCGATCCTTTTCTGGTGTTGCACGAGTAGCAGCATGCCACCAGATTGGATCGAACCGTCTCGCCTCCCTTGGAGCGAGGCACAATGTGATCAAGCGTTCCAGAGCGACCAAGCGGCTCTTTGCAATAAGCACACTGATTATTCCAGAAATTTAAGACATGTTGCTTGTATCGAGCCTTTTTGGCCCTTGTATCAAAAAAATTTACTTCATCGCCCGGTTGAACCATCGCTGGGCCGCAGTGGATTCAATGTAGCCAGCGCAACCAGATCAACCGGCTACGATAGAAGTACCACAACACGGTAGCAATCGTGGATTTTCTGAACCATCCAGCTTTCTGGATCTGTGTCGCTGCTGCCAGCGAACTGATTGCGTTGTCACCCCTCAAAAGCAACAGCATTATTCAATTGGTGTTTCAAATCCTGAATCTCCTGAAGGCAAAAAAGCGCTAGAGATCGGTTGGCGCCGGTGGTGGTTCGAGCTGACCCTGCCGGCCAAGATCGATCAATCCGAAGCAGACTGGCACGCGGCCCAGCCGGCCCAGCCAGACCCGGTGATCGCGCATGAGCCGGTAGACAATGAGCTGCAGACCGGCGACAGCCGGTTGTTAGGTGGTCCCATGAGCATCAAGTCACCATGGTCAAACTGAGCGATCTGTTCCGCTACTACAAGCATGGGACGCCACACCAAATGGCGGCCATCTCTGAATTGGAAGCGGAACTATTAAAGGTTGCGCCTGCAATCTTGAATAGGGACCAAGCCTGGTACAAAACCTGGCAGCAGGGCGGCAAGTTGCATAATTACGAATCTGCAGCAAAACTTATCAAAGAATTCGAGGGCTGCCACCTTTCGGCCTACCCAGACCCCCTCAGCGGCGGCGACCCCTGGACCATCGGCTACGGCACCACCAGGTACAGCGATGGCCGCAAGGTGCAGCGCGGCGACAAGATCACCGTCATCGAAGCCGGTAAGCTCCTTGATCTCGAGATCGAGCGCATTGTCGAGAAACTTCGAGCCACCGTTCCGTTCTGGAACGCGATGTCTGGTGACAAGCAGTCCGCTCTGATCAGTTTCGCCTACAACCTTGGCAGCGGCTTCTACGGCAGTCCTGGATTCGAGACGATCAGCAAGCGGTTGAAGGAGAAAGACTGGGTGGCCGTGCCTGAGGCCATGTTGCTCTATCGCAATCCGGGCACCAGCGTCGAGGCGGGGCTGCTCCGGCGGCGGCAGGCTGAGGGGCGTCTGTGGGGGCTGCCGGAGATGCAGCAGCAGCCGGCCAAGCTGTCGCCCAGTAGCCCGTTCACAGCACGGATCACGCCGCACATCACCCTGGGCGAATTCGCACTCGGGCAGGAGGCCCGGCGATTCGACCACCAGCATCAGGTGGACACGGCTGCTGAGCTGGCGGCGTTCCTCGAGCGAGTGCGGATTGCGTTCGGTGGCAAGCCGATCATCATCACCTCGGGGTACAGGCCCCCGGTCGTGAACCGGGCCGTTGGTGGAGCGAGCGGCTCAGAGCACCTTTATGACGCGCCAAGTGTTGGAGCTGTTGATTTTTACATTGATGGCGCAGATGTGTACAAAGTCCAAGAATGGTGCGACAAGAGCTGGCCGCACAGTCTTGGCTATGGCGCTCCAAAGGGTTTTGTGCATCTAGGAATCCGAAAAGGACGTCCTAAAGTCCGCTGGGACTACTGACCGACCACTGCATATAATGCAACTTCACGTCAGCCTGCCATCGCTCCCGGTGGCAGAACATCATCCCGCGCCCGTGAACGCAATACGAAACAGAACCGTCGTACTCGATACGTTCCTCGATATACGGTCGAGTAGATTGAGGCATGCTGCTGGCGTCGTCCATGATTCCTGAATTGCCGGTTGGTGTTCAACTCGAGTGCGAGCTCATGGTTCGGTCGACTCGAGAACACGGATTGAAGGATCCGCAGCAATTGCTGGACTTGACCGCCACCTTGATTCGCCAGGTGTTCATCCTAGAGAGGACACTCATGGAATCTCTCAAACGGATCGCCCACCTGGAGGTCGAACTGGCCCTGGCCACGACTGGACACAAGGCGGGCGCTGTCGAACAGAAACATTGCGAAATGACAGCGCAAATCATGGACGAACTTGGTATCGATATGCCATAATTCACTGGAATCAAAAGACTCATGATCTTACCCGATCACGAAATTGCTCGTTATTGTCAAATCTATGGAATGGTTGAAGATTACGATTCGGACTTGATCAATCCGGCCAGTCTGGACGTCCGCCTTGGGCCCACGATCATGGTCGAGGATGCCGTCGACGACGAGCTCAGGGCAGTGTCGATTGCGCACACCACCAAGGAAGATCCTTTCTATCTGCAGCCGGGGCAGTTCATCCTGGCCGAGACAATCGAAACCTTCAATCTGCCGGATGACATCTGCGCTCAGTTCGTCCTGAAGTCAAGCCGTGGCCGTGAGGGCATCAGTCACGCGCTTTGCGGCTATTGCGATCCCGGGTGGCATGGCAGCCGGCTGACAATGGAACTGCATTGCCTGCGCCAGTTGCATCCGGTGAAGCTGTGGCACGGCATGAAAATCGGACAGATGAAGTTCGAGCTAATGCTGTCGGCACCGCTGCGCGATTATTCGCAGACTGGCCGCTACAACATGGACAAGAGCGTTCAACCGAGCCGTGGCTGAAATGGATTCACGATTCCGCGTTAAAACGCTCCGTGCAACCGAAAGCCCGCAACAGCTTGTGTGGCTGGCATTGCATCAGGATTACAGCGAGGATTCGGTGATCGATTGCGTCGATCCACCGTGCGAGCGAGTGTCGGGTGAGATTGCGGTGAAGCGGCTGCTGGCCGGCGAGCGAGGGCACTACGGCTGCCTGGAGCATCCGCAGATCAGCCTGGCTGTCGCCGGTTTCCCGCATTCGGTGATGCAGCAGGCCCGCACCCATCGCGTGGGCGTCAGTTTTGATGTGCAGTCGGGGCGATACACCGGCAAGAGGATCATCGACCTGGCCGAAGGCAGACGAGAAATCGAGGACGTATTTTATCTTCGACCCCCTGGTGAATACCACGATCGCAAAGGCAAGTCTTATCAGTACACTAAGGACCAGCGCAAGGTCGATAGCTTCATCTTGCTCGAATCTGCTGTTAAATTTCGCAATGCAATAGCAGAACGCGGAATGTCTGAGGAACACGCCAGGGACATGATTCCGTACGCAATCAGGCAGGATTTTGTTGTCAGCTTTAACCTGCGATCAGCGCTGCATTTTATGGACCTTAGGGGTAAAGCTGACGCTCAGCACGAAATAGTGCAGCTCTCGCAATTGCTTTGGCCTTGCATTCAGGAATGGGCGCCAGAAATTGCTGCCTATTACACGAAACATCGCCTGGGCAAGGCACGTCTCGCCCCCTAGAGTTCCCTCGGAGGACACGGAACCATGTCAGTCCATCTAGTCGATGTAAAGGCTCGCTTAATCATCGAGTCCGATGTCGATGAAGAAGAATTGGCTGGAAACCTTTGTGCTCGGATCGAGGAATATCTTCGATCGAATGAAAAAATAATTGACATCGAGATAGAGAACACGCTGCTGCCTCTGGACGATGACGATGGATCACGCGATTCAGGAAGCAGAGCTGATCCCCAAGCGTGCAAGTAAGCAGCGCTTTCGGCATTCAATCTTTGAGGCTTGGGGGCACAATTGCGCGTATTGCGGCAACTATGCCGACACGCTCGATCACGTCGTGCCAAGGCTGAACGGTGGATTGACCGTGAAATACAACCTGGTGCCAGCCTGCAAGCGTTGCAACGGCAACAAAGGCCATCAGCCGGTCTGGGCATGGTGGACGCAACAGAAGTACTGGAGCATCCCCAGGGCCCTGCGGGTGCTGGCGTGGGTGAGGCGTCAGGCCAGCCAGAACGCTGAGCATTCGTGGGCGCATCTCCCACCAGAGCGCCTGCCTTCCGGGAATCCCAATGAGCACTCACCGGCCACAAACTGCCAGTGAGTGCATTGCTGGCACGTTGGGCGGCCATTGGTGATCGTCTTCGCGTCCGCATAGAGCTGCTCGGCTTCAGCGATCGCCGTGGGCAGCTCGCGTGCTGACAGGGGAAGCTCCACGACCTGTTTACCCACCTTCAAGCGGACAATCCACTGATCTCCGGCCGGGAGCAACACCATTCGGCCCGAGTGGTATCTCAGGGATGGCACTTAGTAATTCCTCAAGAGTTCCTCCATTGATTATCTCATGAGTGAAATAAGGCCATTCATCAAGACCGCCTTCTGATGCGTGCGTTGTGTTCCGCGTCACACCAGGCCTGACAATGCGCCAGATTTGTCCGCCAAGGTTGCGGATCAGTTCAGCTTCATTCACAAAGCGGACATCATCAACAACTGTGAAGTTGCATCGACTGACCCGGGCAAGCCAGTGATCGATCCACATCGAGGGCGACACGCAGGTGCGCCCCCATTCGGTGCCGAGGGTGCGGAGCATGTGCCGAGCAGAGACCTTGAATTCTGGAATCAAAGCCTCTTTGTCGACGTAAACGTAATGGTGGATAGCATCTTCTGAATAGCCCATGCTTTTCAGCATGGCGCCGAGCATGTCCTTGAGCGGCTGGGCAAATGAATTTACCTTGTAGCCACGCTTTTGAATTTCTTGCGCAACCGTGGTTTTGCCGGATTGCGCTGCAGGGGAATAGAGTCCAATAATCATTGTTCAGACCATGCTTGCCTGGCCTCAAGACCGCATTGCAGGCAGAACTCTTGCCAGAGTCCGCTGTAAAGCATGTTCGTGCGACCAGATTGTTCGTAAAGAAAATCTAAAAAATCAGCCTTAACCTGTTCAGTCCTTGGATGGCAAGGAAACGTTTGCATGAGGCCACCGGGCTTTTGCATAGGAGATTGCTGCGTCAGGATTCGGTGCCGGCGTTGTCCAGGTCATCGGAAGCGCACCCGGGACGCGGACGATCACCTTAAAGGGCTTGGTGATGTCGGTTGGCTTCGGTCGAGAAATGCCGTCACCGAATAGCGGCTGATTCTCTTCTGTATGTTCTTGCCAAATGAAAGACATAAATTCAGGCATTTGAAATTAGTAATTGTCGAATACGGCATGCCGTAAATGGACCGTCTGCAATGAGCTGCCAGATGGCTCTCATGGCTGCACGGGCCCGCTTTTCAGACGTGATCGACTCCGTCTGATCCATGGCAGCAATCACTGCCTTCAGGCACTGCTGAAACAGGAAATCGTCCTGTTGCATCAGCGCCTCGCGCCAGTTTGCCACCTCAGTCAGCGACAGCGGACCGAAGTTGCGAATCTTCATCAGATCGCTGCCGCTGGCCAGCATGATTTGTTGCGCGGTGTCGTATCCGCCACGCTTCAGCGCGTTTTGCGTCCTTTGCGAGATATGCTGCTGCGTCTCTGGCAACAGCCGAAAATCCGACCAAGCATTGGTTTGGGTATTCTGATTCAGCCGCATTACGAGCTTTCAGTGGCGATTCTGCATAAACAAAATCTATTACAGATGTTGAAGGAATAGCAAAATAGAAGGGCTGCATGGGATGAGCTGCGTGGCCGCGCACAGGATGCCATGACTGGATGAGTGCGCAATGTGTTTTAGGGCACATGTTTCCATAGTTTTCTGTTAAGAATTCTGCTGGTGTGATCGCGGCTCATGCCAAATCGCTGAGCGATCTCCTGCACCGACGCCCCTTCTCGGCGCAATTGCCGCATCTGGCGCACGTTGTCCTCGTTGAGCACAGCGCTGGCATGCTGGGATCCCTTCGGGCCTGTGCCTGGGCGCCTGGAGCCGCGCTTGGCGCCTGGCTTCCTGGGGAAGTACTCCTCGAGCGTCCTGGTGATCTGCCCGCAATCAAGGCATCTGGCCCAGCGATGGCGCCCCTCTGTGCGCTGCTCGGTGTTGACGACGCGGGTCTCGCCATCGCAGAAACGACATGGAAAACCCATCGATCAGGCGATCGATCCCAGCATGATGTCCTCACCGGTGTCGGAGTAGACCAGGCAGTCCTTGGACCAGCCGAGCGGGTTGCCCTTGACCGGCGTTGCCATGGCATCAGGTTTTTCGATGGCAACAATTTCGTCAACGAAATCCTCCGCAACATCCTCGCTATCTGCCCAAACGTAGGCCTCGTATGTGACGGATACAACAAAAAGCTGTTTACTCATGATTCGCAGAGATCAGAGAAAAAGGCGATAAACTCGGCGTCGTCCTTAGTAAATTTTTTAACAGCCTGTGCAATGGCGCGCAATACCATTACAAATACAAAGCCTGGAAAAAGTAAAGAAAGGAGGCCGAGCAGCGCGAAGAAAAGACGCTGCTTGAACGTAATCGCTTTTGCGATGTCAGACATGAATTCAGTTGATTTCATCTCATTAACCAGCAGTGCCAATCGTTTTCAGTGTTGATAAAAGCGCACTCGCCTGGGATCCCATAAGTGTTGGATTCGTAAAAGCCATCAGTGCCCCATAACTCTAGCATATAAGAAGCCTGATTGGCCCAGAAAAAGCGACCGATGTTGCCGCCGTTGCTTGTGATGCTAATAAAAGCATCAGGGATGAATGGCGTCATTGTTCAATTCGTTAATGATGTCGAAAATGTCTTGGCGGATGCCATCGGCGCCCTTGATGCGGACCGCCAGAGCGGTCAGGGCGGCGGCAAGCGCCTTGCTGGTGCTTTGCTGCTCGTGGAAGGCCTCGAGGATTGCCTTACTGGCCGGGCATGGCTCGGCAAGCGCTGCGCTGGCGATGTCGACCCACTGCTGAAACACCACCCGATAACGAGGCGGCCAGTCAGCCTTCTCGAGGCAGTCAAGCAGTTCGATGGACAGCGCACGGAAATCAGTCATTGGTGGATGGATGTAGAGGTTTTGTCGCAGCCTTGGTTCCGGAGGGTAGGCCCGGGCAGGGCTTTGCCCTTCAGTTCGGTGGCGATGGCGAGGAGCTGCTGGCGAATGTCCACGACACCTCCCAACTCAACGTCCCACGGTCGCTCTTCGATGAAGAGTCGCTCTTGTTCAGGCGGCACCACCTGATCCGCAGTAGCTCGCAGCGCGGCGGCAAGGATCTGGCGAGAGTCATAGCAGGGATGCAGGTTGCTGGCGTCTAGCACCGCCTGCGCTGCAGGAGACAGGTCAGTCATTGGCCTGGTTCAGGTAGTCAGTTTGTGAAATTGTTGGCAGCGGATCACCAAGCGCTTCAAGTGCGCAGATCATGCACCAATGCCCTTCGTGACCTTTGATGTTGCTTGAGATGGTGTGTGGGTGTGTTCCATGTTTGGGACAAATTACGCCGGGGCCGGCCCATGTGTAGAAATCAGTCATTGATTTCCCCAGCGACTGAGAACGGCGCGAGCGTATTCCAGTGCAACAGTGTTAAGCACCACACGAAAGAGACCCGGCTCGACTTGGCCGCCAGTCGCCGTGGAATGCACATTGGAAGCAGCCGCAAACTCGTCCCGCATGGTTTCGGGCATCAGTTCCAGCAGTTCTTCGTCTGTTGGCATTTGCGGCTCGGACTGGTCGAGATAGGCGCGAGCTTCGGCCAGCAAATCAAGTTCGTCTTTCTCGTACCATCCTTCCCATTCCATGAGCATTTCCAGCGCATCAGTGAATCGCTGGATCAGGCCTCTAGATTTCGTATCGCATCGGTTTGTCGCGGTGTTCTGTTTAAGAAACTCGACCATCAAACGGTGGGCTTCACCAGCATCACCAATGAACTGATCCCGGTAATGAAAGCCTTCTTTGTCAAAACGAATGACCTCTTCCATTCTATCCGGAGTGTCTTGTTGAAAAATAACTTTGTTGTCCATTGTTGGTTCAATCATCGAGTTGCTCCAAGGCGCGGCGGATGGTGCTGAGATCTTTCATCTGGTCACTAAAGAATTCACCCGTTGATACAAGACGTGTGAGTTTCTCCAGCGCCTGCTCCTTCAAACTCGGCGGTTTGGGGCGGCGGGCGGCGCGGAGTCCTTTGGCAGCGCGGTCGTTGTAGAGCAGCGCCTGTCGCTGAACGCACGCCTCCAGCTCCTGGTCCGCGCCCCATTGAACGGCGCGGGTGGCAAGGATTTCCACGCTCTCCCCAGTGAACTCGTCGTAAGTCAGGCGACACTCAGGGCAAGCCTCGGCAACCCATTGCTCTACCAGCTCCGGCGGTGGGGTGATGGGGTGGGTCATCGCTCGGCCTCCCGCGTCAGCATCCAAGCGGCATCACCGCCGGTGTTCTCGTCCAACCACGCCGCCACCTCGCGGATCGCGGCGTAGGCTCCCGACCAGTTGATGGATTCGCCGTCTTGACTGATGGCGGCGGCCACTCGGGTGATCAGCAAAGGCCCCTTGACCGCTGGCTTGGAGTTTGGCGTCAGCAAATCCATGAGCTGTTGCGCCTGCTCGGACGTCAGCTTCAGTGGCTCGTTGATTTCGTAGACCTTTGAAGCTTTGCGCTCGGGCAACCCTGCTGCCGCACGGATCTGCTCCGGTGTGGCGTTGCGGATCAGGTCCATGCACGCATGAAACCGGCGGTCGTTTTCTTCCTCGTCGATCGGCTCAGGCTGCTGCTGCGCAGCCTCCAGGGCCTCGACCCTGGCGCGAAGCTCGAGGACGGCATCTAGCCAGCGTGCGGCATCTGTTTCCCATTGCTGAGTCACAGCCGCACCTCCACGTCCACGATGTAGCGGTAGACGCCGGCCACGGTGCTGCATGCTTGCAGATCAAGGCTGCTCACCTTGCAGCCGGTGGTCTTCAGAAACTGATCCAGAGCGTTTTGAATTGTGACTTCGAGGGCTGCCTTGGCGGCCTTGGCTTCTTCAATGGTCATGGCAACATTTTAGATAGGACAATAATAATCAGCGCAAATAAACCCCAAATAGCAAACAATCGAATAGCTAAATCATGAAACTCCATTGCTGTAAGCAGTGCAAAGCTCGATGATTTTATGGGCCCTTGTGGGACCGATTTGGTCCATCAGTAACAAATCATCAAATTCAAGGCTTAGGACATGGTCGACGGAGAACACCCCTGCTCGAAGCAGCGGATGCAATAAGGATACATCATTGCGCAAGGCCGTGCGCAACTCGACGTGATCGTTACTGGAATTGAACCTGTCCAGCAACTGCAGCCACTCGAAAGCCGGCGTTGGGCTGGCTTGCGCCGCCTGTCGCAGCGCCCGGGCCAGGTCGCACGACATGTGATACCAGAACTGATTGCCGCGCATCAAGCCTCCCGCATCAACTCCAGCAGCCGCAGCAGGTGCTCGCCAAAAGCGACGTGGGTCATCACAGCATGGGTGCCAGGAGCTCGGCCGTAGGACTCTTCCCACCACTCTCTGAAAGCGGCCTCGATCGATTCTTGGTTCATGGGACGTACCAGAGCTTCTGCCCAGTCTTGGCGATCCAAGCGTCGTACTCCTTGCGAGCAGCGTCAACAGCTTCGAGCTCAATCTCCCGAAGTTCTTGCTCTGAAAATTCCTTGCCAAGAATTTCACGAAACTTTACCTTAAAGATTTTGTTGTACTGGTTCAGCTGGTCCTGTGCCGATCCGCCGCTCTTGGCTGAATTGACCTCGGCCGCAAACTTCAACGCGATCCGCTTTTTCGTGGTGATGCGGTGCATCCAGGCTGAGCTGAACGGCACCCCAGAAGCTTCCTGCTTCACCGATGCCTTGGACAGCGCCTCGTCAATAGAAGCAATGGTCGCTTTCAGTTCTGCGTGAAAGCCCTCGAGTTCTTCTTTGCTAAGTGATTGGATTTGATCAATGGGAACCGAACGGCTGAGGAATTCGCTTGTAAATGTAATCATGGGAAAAATCGAGGGGCCCGAAGGCCCCATTGTTGATCAGAACGGAGGCTGCCAGCCACCAGGCGGCTGAGCGGCCGGTGCGGCTGCTGGTGCAGCGCTGGGCGGCGGGCCCCAGCCAGGTGGATTCACCGGTGGCGGGGTCATTGCCGGGGCCGCAGCGGGTGCTGGTGCGGGAGCGGCGGCCGGAGCGCCGGGAGGCCCCCAGACAGCGGGTGCGGCAGGAGCAGCCGGAGCAGCCGGGGCGCCAGGCGGCCCCCACACGCCCGGGGCAGCCGGTGCTGCAGCAGCAGGAGCCGCAGCAGGCTGCACCCGGCTGTCTGGCTTGAGCTGGACGCTCATGTACCAGGGCTGGGTGTTTGAGGACTTGTCCCAGCCAGACACGCTCACCGGGATCTCGTTGCGCTCGTTCGGCTGCGCATTCATCAGGTACTCGGCGATCGCATAGGCCTGATCGGCCGGCACATTGATCGTCCCCGAGTAGGCCGGATACTGCTTCGACGGATCGAAGCGGTCACCCATGCGCTGGCGCAGCACATTCGGGTCCTGGCGAAAGATGGCGCCATTGGCAGCAAAGCTGCTCATGCTTCCACCTCAGCCTTCTTGGTGCTGCGACGGCCGCGCTTCTTCTCGGTGCCGGGTGCCGGCTTGGCATTGGCGATCAGGTAGCAGCCGGTGCCATCAGGCTTGCGCTTCACCGAGTAGCGGATGGTCTCGGAGCGAGCCGACATTGCACCAGCGACCTGGGAGATCGTGGTGGCCTTGTAGCCAAACTCCTCGTCAGCGGTGTCGTAAGCCACCTCGATTGCTTCACCGATCTGGAGCTGCTGCAGAGCAGTCCTCAACGGGAAGGTTTTTGTAATTCGAGTGGTAGTGGTAGGGATGTCCTGGGCGGAAATGACGTTGAAACTCATTGCGATACGGAACGCATTGACACTATACCCCTAAACGGGCCTGTTTTGCAGCGAAAAGCTGCTGGTACTGCTCGGCTGTGATCTTTCGCTCATTAAACCGCGCTTGAAGCAGCGCATCGACCGAATCCAGTTGCTCTATTGGCATTGCCTGTATCGCTGCCAGTGCCTTCTTGAATACATCATCGGCCTGGGTCGGCTTCAGGTTCTGCACGATCGGCTTCCGTCTCGGTGGCGTCCACTCGCACGACACCGGTGCCGCAAGATCCGGGCTGCCCATCACACGAATGCACGGCTCGTTCCGCCGCTTCGGGTGTGGCATCAAGCTCGTGGTCCCGTAAAGCGTCACCCGCTTACCCACCCATTGACGCGGATCGGGCCCGAACATCGCCTTGATCGCGACCGCGTTGATCTTCGCCAGTACCAACTGCAGCGGCGTCTCCTCGAACGACATGATCACCTTCGGCTCAACGCCGCGCTCGCCTTGCAGCTCCTCGCGGACGATGTCACGAACCGTGAAGGTAACCGGCTCGCCGTTGAACAGGCCAGCCTTCAGGAACCGGCCCGGGTACAGCTCATCAAACGATTGGAATGCAGTCACAGACCCTCCAGGCCAAGATCATCAAGATTTGTATCGTCATCAGCGGATGACACATCCGCCCACGCGGGCGGCACAATCCACGCCTCACCGTAACTTGGCCATTCGTTTCGCGCTTCGCATTCGGCTATGCGGTCAAATGCCTCATCGCGCCTGCGAAAGCCTTCGTCCATGAACTCCTCATCAGCCCACACGAGCGAGTAGTTGTAAGGCTTCTTCCACTCGTATGCGATGAAGCCGGTCTGCTCGGGCGCAAACCCATGCCGGTCGGCGTAGCCCAGGCTGTAATGCGCGAGCTGCACGTCATACCCCAGCTTCCACGCCTGGTTCCTGAACATCAGCGGGTGGGCGCTGACCGTCTTCTTCAGGTCCAGCAGGATCTTCTGACGCGGCACCTCGAGGTCGGGCTTGTACCGGCACTCGCGGCCCTCCGCATCAGTCCAGAAATGCGGCTTCTGCTTCGTCGGCAGGCTCGCCAACAGGGGCCCGATCACCGGATCTGCACGCAACCGGCCAGCGATCGCATGAGCGGTCTCGATCCACTCTTCATTCACGACCTCCTTGCCCTCGTTTTTCAGCAGCCACTGATCCCACCATGTGACCGCCAGAACGGTCGCCTCCGATGGCTTGGCCGCATTGCGCTGGCTGCTGGTCGGTTTCTTCGGCGCATCAGCCGGGAGCACTGCATAGCGCTTGTGGAACTCGGTCGGTTCCGTCAGCAGGCAGTCAACCAGCGACCCCTGGCGCATCGCGTCGGTGGGCTGGAACACCTCCCGCTCAGGGTCGACATGCTTGGCCCAGTAATCCAGCGCAGTGCCGGTCACCATTGCTTTTAGGCGCGTCGCGGACATCGCCGGATGCGCGTGGTACTCGTCAGGATGCAAGGTCACATCTAAGGTAGGACTTGCACAGCATACACGATGCAGTATGCTTTGGCAATGCCTGCACTACGCCCCAGACAACAAAAAGCAGTCGATGATCTGCGTGCTGCCTACCGGGCCGGCCGAAATGCAGTCGTGCTCGTCGCGCCCACTGGCATGGGCAAGACCGCAACAGCCGCCGAGATCATCCGATCAGCCATCAGCCGGGGCAATCCCGTCTGGTTCCTCGCGCACCTGCAGGAAATCCTGCTCGACACCAGCCGCCGGCTCACCAGTGAAGGCATCCAGCACGGTTTCATCATGGCCGGCATGCCCTCGGATCCGACCGCCATGGTGCAGGTGGTCTCGGTGCAGACCGCAGCACGGCGGCCGATCCTGTCCAAGCCAGCTCTGATCATCATCGACGAATGCCACCTGGCGGTGGCCAAGACCTATCTGCGCGTTATCGAGGCAGCCGGGAACCCGAGACTGCTGGGTCTCACTGCCACACCAGAGCGGCTCGACCGCAAGGGCCTCAACGAGCTCTTCGATCACCTCGTGCCCACCTGCTCGACCCGGGACCTGATCGATGAGGGCCTGCTCTCGTCCTTCCGCTACTACGCCCCCTCGCTGCCAGACCTCACCAACGTCCGCGATCGCGGCGGCGATTACGACGAGGGCGATCTGGCCGAGGTCATGGACCAGCCCACCATCACCGGTGACGCCATCGCCGCCTACCGCAAGTACGCCCAGGGCCGGCCGGCGGTCGCGTTCTGCACCAACATCAAGCACGCGACCCACACCGCAGAAGCATTCGCTGCTGCAGGGTTCAGGGCGGTGGCGATCTCAGGCAAGTCCACGGCCGGTGAGCGCAAGCACGCACTCGAGGCCCTCAAGGCTGGCCAGATTGACTTGGTGGCGAACGTCGGCCTGTGGGTCGCTGGTGTCGACTGCCCGAACATCGGCTGCGTGATTCTCCTGAGACCCACCAAGTCGGTCACGGTTTACTTGCAATCCATAGGCAGAGGACTGCGCATCCATCAAAATAAAGACGACCTTGTTGTCCTCGATCATGCCGGAAACGTATTCGAGCATGGAATGCCAGACGAGCCACGAGAATGGACCCTGGAAGGACGACGCAAGCGCAAGGGCCAGGCAGCACCACCTGTGCGTCAATGTCCTGCATGCTTTGCCGCCCACGCTCCGGCACCCGTGTGCCCTTGCTGTGGACATACTTATTTTGTTGCAGAACGTGAAGGACCGCGCATCGTTGAAGGTGAGCTCCTTGAAATTACAAGTGAAGTAGCACAAAAGATCCGCAAACCGCATCCTGCAGCAGGTTGCAAAACATACGAAGACCTAGTGCAACGTGCCCGCGAAAAGGGCTACTCCGAGGGCTGGGCCAAGCACATCTGGCAAGCAAGGCAGCGCAAACAGCTCAAGACGGCGTAAACTGCACCCGTCACCAAACAAGGGCCTCAAAGTGAAGGGGGGCCCTTTTTCATGTCCGAACAGCACGTCCAACAAGCAATTCGACTTGCGCTCGGTACCAGGCCAGACGTCACCCTCTGGCGCAACAACTGCGGCAAGCTCCCCGATCCACGCACCAACCGCTGGGTGGAATTTGGCGTCGCCAATCCCGGCGGCTCTGACCTGATCGGCCTCCGCACCATCACCATTGGCCCCGAGCACGTCGGCCGCACCATGGCCGTGTTCAGCGCCTGCGAAGTGAAAACCCCCACTGGCCGGGTCAGGCCCGAACAGCAGAGGTTCATCGACTTCATCCGCTCTCGCGGCGGCATCGCCGGCGTCGCTCGCTCGGTGGAGGACGCCCAGCGGTTATTCAGTTAGCCATTCAATCTGACCAATAAATACAGCATCATCGCTATACGAAATAATCTGCAGAGCTTCGGCGCGGCTGTGGGCCCACACCATCCCGATCTTGTTCAATCTTTTGATCTGGTAATAGAAGCGGCGCATGATCGTGAAGAATAGTTGCAATGACAATGACGGGAATCAAGAAAACCAGTAGCTCGGTTGCGGCACGGCGCTTGCTCACAGTTGCTTCACTCCAAACGGCAACAACTCAGCAGCTTCTGCAGTCATCTTCCGGGTCCACGCTCGACGGTCTCGATCCCAACTGAAACCAGCATCTTTGGCGAGACCATTGCTTTCGAATGACACCACTGCCTGATACAAAAACCGTGGCTTCATTGCATCAGCAAGCAGCTCCTCAAGATTCGGACACCGCTCGAACACCTGCGCAATGTAAATGCAGTCTGTCAGCGCTCGGTGTGCAGCCCACACCGGCACACCGTAGGCCAGCGCTACGTTTTGCAGCGCCGGACGCTTGCGCACTCCAGGCCACTCGACATCATCCATCGTGCAAATCCATGGGCGTTTCGGCAAGAAATCTTCAACCCATTGCCGATCAAATGCTGCATTATGCGCTACATAAGCGTCACAATGACATGCCATGTCATACGCTGCACCCTGCATATTTGCTGTCGCACCAGGTGGCGCACATGTTGTCAGTGCTGGCGTGATTCCATTCACATGCTCTGCCGGATTCGTGCTCACCGGCAGCAAGAACGACATCTGCGCAATCGTTGCGCGATGTTCAACGCTGAAGAAAATCATGCCAACCTCGGCCAAGCTGCCTTCGGTCGGTTTTAATGCTGTGGTCTCTGTGTCAATGATCAGTAGCTTCATGTTCAAGGATGCGTTATGTGAACATTTGCAATGCCGTCCAGGGGCACGCCCAGTCGATGCGCAGCGCCAGCGGACAGGTCAATCCGACCGCAGTCGCACCTGTCGGTGATCGGCACACGCAACCGGCGCCCTCGGTGGGTGACGGTCACAATCGTCCCGCACCGCAGCCAGGGATGCGCTGCGCTCACGCCCCAGTGACGGTACACCTGGCCGCAATACGTCGTCCGGCCGTCATACCACTTGTGGTAGGTGCTTGCAGTCACCTCTCGAGCATGCACCGGCGCCGTCATCAGCGCGGCGGCCAGCAGCCACCTCACTTCCGCCTCCACTCGCCGCACCACTCACCATTCCCGGTGAGAGGCCACACAGCGATCATTGCCAGACTCAGGCTGTGCTCGGTGTGCACCGACACCACGGGCGCATGACGCCGGCAGCGGCCGATACTGCCCGGGGTTCCCTCCAGTTCCCCCATCCAGTCCCACCATCGGCAGTCGCCGCATCTATCTTTTCTATTCAAGGGTGTGCTCCAAAAGCAACGACTCGCATAGCGTACCACAAAATTCAGGTGCTACCGTAACGGCATGATTGATTTCGACGCTGCCAACGCCTTCGTCCTCGCCCTCGGCAAAGACCCAGGCTCCATCAGGCTTCGTGGCTTCTACCCCGCCGGCCATCCCCTCAAGGACTCCGACTCCGGCCGCAAGTCCGGCCCCGATCGCAACACCATCACCCGCTGGCAATCTGAAGGCCGGGGCGTCTACATCGTCATCAATGACGGCGGCGACACCGATGCCGACATCACCGCCTGTCGCGCCTTCTTCGCCGAATGGGACGACCGCCCCAAGGACTGGCAGGTCACCGCATGGCAAGAGTTCAACCTCCCAGAGCCCACCATCCAGGTCGACACCGGCGGCAAATCCATCCACAACTACTGGGTGCTCTCAGAACCGGTCTCACCTGAGACATGGAAACCCATCCAGACCCGCCTCCTCGACTACCTCGAGGCCGACACAAAACTTAAAAACCCTTCCCGTGTCATGCGCCTGCCCGGTGCCATGCACATGGACAAGAACGGCACCCCAGACGGCCGCACCGACATCATCCACACCTCTGACAACCACTACACCGCCGAAGATTTCGCCGCATTCCTCCCCTCAGAGCAGCAGCTCTACGAGCCCGCGAAATTCACCGACTTCCCCTCCGCCTCCACACCCGATGAAATCCGCGACGCTCTTGCCTGCATTCCACCACGCAAGCCCGGCACCAACACCTACGACATCTACCGCAACATCCTCTGGGGCCTCATAAAGGCAACCGGCAACGAAGACGAAGCAATATCCCTAATGCAATCCCACTCCCCTGAGTGGAAGGGCATCCAGCAGGTCGCACGCTCTGGTGGCGCACGCGTCAACGAATCCACCTTCTGGTACTGGGCCAAGCACTACGGCTACAAGCGCAAACGGCCCGTCCGCGACCTCCCGCCACTCACACCACCACCACCGGCAGCCGGCGCCGCACCCGCCGACGACACACCCTTCCGCTGTCTCGGCTTCAACCGCAACAACTTCTATTACATGCCCAACCGTGGCGGCCAGGTCATCGAGCTCTCGGCCGGGGCCCACACCAAGAACAACCTCATGACCCTCGCCCCACTCACCTGGTGGGCCACCCTCTTCCAAACTGAAAAAGGCGCCATCGACTGGGACTCAGCAGTCAACTCCCTCATCGCACGCTGCCAAGCAACCGGCATCTACTCCCCTTCACTCGTGCGCGGTCGCGGCGCCTGGTGCGATGGCAATTCCGTCATCGTTCACCTCGGCAATCGACTCATCGCTGACGGCAAGCACATCCCAAAACCGCATCAATTCCAGTCCCGCTACTTCTACGAAAACAGCGAATCACTCGACGGCCCATCCGACACACCACTCTCAGACGAAGCCGCAACAGCACTCGCCAACATCTCCGAGCGCTTCTCCTGGGAGTCACCAGTCTCAGCCAACCTCCTCCTCGGCTGGATCGTTCTCGCGCCCGTTTGCGGTGCACTTTCCTGGCGGCCGCACATCTGGGTGACGGGAGCTGCTGGCTCGGGCAAGGCCCAACCACATTCAGCGAAAATCCTGACCCCCACAGGCTGGCGCACCATGGGCGACATTGCCGTGGGTGATCTCGTCTCCACTCCCGATAACGGCTTTGCTCGCGTTCGCGGCAAATTCCCTCAGGGCGCACAACCCACCTACAAGATCACCTTTGCCGATGGACGCTCCACTCGCGCCACGGGAGATCACCTATGGAAGGTTCGTGTCAGTCACTCATGGCGTCTTCGCACGACCGAGGAAATGATCCAGATGCTGTCTACAGCGACTCGACAATCCAGAAGTCTCGCAATCCCACTCTGCAAACCAATGACCGTCCGCAATGGGGGCGCAGCCTCCATGCTGCCGCTTCATCCCTATGCGCTCGGCATCATGCTGGGGGATGGCTCATTTACTGAAGATGGTGGCAATAACCTGACGGTATTCGATCCAGAAATTGTTGATCGAGCCCGAAAGCGCCTTGAGGGATCAGCCTTTAATTTCTTCGACACAAACGTCGAAGGCCGCTACCGCTTAGGTGATCTTTCTCGTTATGGTAAGCAAACCAGGAAGACCATTAAAGAGTTGAGACTATTGGGTACAAAGTCAGATACTAAATTCATTCCAAGGGCTTACCTCGACGCATCTGTCGAGGATCGCCTTGAGCTTCTAAAGGGTCTTATGGACACCGATGGCACCTCCGGCACTGGAGGAAATCTAAGTTACTGCACTGTCTCCGAGCAACTCCGTGATGACGTGGTTGAGCTTGTGCGTTCACTTGGCGGAATTGCAAATGTTGGCGTTAAAGCCTCCTTTTACACTCATCATGGCGAACGTCGTCGAGGGAAGAAGGCTTTCATCATCAGCATTCGACTTCCGGATCCGACCGTCGCTTTCTCTCTGGAGCGCAAGCTCGCTCGTGTCTCTGCTGATCACCAATACGCCGACTGCCTTTATCTGAATGTTGTTTCGATCGAGCTAGACGAGCCAGAACAGTGCTCCTGTATTGCAATCGACCACCCAGATCGCCTCTACGTCACCGACGACTTCGTTGTAACTCACAACACCACCGTCCTTCGTGACTTCATGCGTCCATTGCTCGGCGGCATCTTCAAAGCTGCAACCGGCGGCACCACCGAAGCCGGCATCCGTGGCGCCCTTCGCTCCGACGCCATTCCCGTTCTCTTTGACGAGTTCGAGCAGAACGAGCTCAAGGACAAGTCCCTCGTCCAATCCGTCCTGGCCCTGGCCCGGGTCGCATCATCGGAAGGCGGACAGATCATCAAAGGCACCGCCACCGGTGGCACAGCGGCCTACGACATCCGATCAATGTTCTGCTTCAGCTCCATCACCGTTGGCATCTTCCAGAAAGCCGACTTCGACCGCATCTGCGTCCTCTCCCTCGTCCCAGCCAAGGACAAGCCCAAGGAGCACTGGGAGGCCCTGCGTCGCGAGATCACCCAACACTGCACCGAGGAGGTCGGTCGCATGCTGGTGGCCAGGACCATCAAGCACATCCCGACCATCCGCAGCAACAGCAAGGTGTTCGCGTCGGTTCTGGCCGAGGCCTATGGCCAGCGGTTTGGTGACCAGAACGGGGCCCTGCTGGCTGGTGCGTGGAGCCTGATGCCCGCTGGCATGGGTGATCGGCTGGTGACGATCGAGGAGGCCCGGGAGTGGGTCGGTTCTATGGACATGAGCTCGAAGCAGGTCGACGAGACCGATGCTGATGAAAATAAGTGTCTTAATTACATCCTTCAGTATCTTCTGGGCGTAGGCGGAAGCAAAAAGATGTCAATCCTGGAGCTTGTTACCGACTACGTTAAAGGAAGGCGAATTGTGTCGCATTCCAGTTTTGATGACGGTGAAAGCATCGATACGCTTATCGGTCGGTATGGCATTCGGGTGATTGATGACACACTCGTGATAGCTAATAACAACGCTAACCTGGCCTCTATCTTGCGCGATACGCCTTGGGCAAATAATGCTTTCAGGCAATCGCTGAAGCGAATTCCGGGTGCTTCCGCGTCGGCCAGTCCGGTGAGGTTTGCGGGTTCTGGTGTTAGCAGGGCAACTGTGATACCCCTTGCGACATTTCTTGAATAGGTTAAGGACCTTTTTAACCTCGCCCCAGGGTGTAACAGTTCCGGGGTTCAGTCTCAAAGTGAGACTCAGATGAGACAAGCGAGTCTCAAGGTGAGTCTCATGAGACTCGGGCTGTAACGTTACGCCGTTACGCTTTTGTAACGGCAAAAATCCAGTCGTACCAAGGGTTGTTACGGTCGTAACGGTTGTAACGGTTTTCCAGCGGAAACACCCCCATATATATCCATACCCCCCTACCCCCCTCCCCCTCTTACTACTTACCTATCTATATAGAGATATGGTGTTACAACGTTACAAGCCTTGCGCTGGAAGGGATCTCGGTGTAACGGTCACCGTTACAGCCGTCTCTGGGTGTTACAACCCAGTGATTGCAAGGGTTCTTGGCGTTTCAAGCTGAAAAAGCCTTGGTACGACTGGGCTCTCACTGCTGTCGCACTGAGTCTCACGCTGAGACCCCTTCCAGCGCAATGGATCTCCCCACCAGAGGGGGTGCGGGGGGCAGAATTGGGGCATGGCCAACCCTGTGATCCAGTTCGACGCACGCCAGGTGGTCAGCCGCCTGGACGCACTCCGCGCCGTGCAGATGCGTTACGCCGGTTCGCAGGCGCTCAAGAAGCTCGGGTGGGAGCTCAAGCAGCACCACCGGCAGTGGATGGAGTCCGGTGGGTTCGAGAAGCCGGTGCCGTTCACGCTGACCAGTCCCAAGTATTCGGCTGACGGCCTTGAGCTCAGATTCAGCATCAGCACCGACGGCGCCAAGGGCCAATCTCCTGCGAGCTACCTGTACCCGGTGAGCACACAGGACGGGACCGGCCGGAAGCCGGTGTACCAGACCCGGTTTGCGACCTTCCTGCAGCGGAAGGGGATCACGACCATGCACCCGATCCCCTTCTTGGACGGCGAGATGGTTCGCAAAAACGATTACGGCAACATGCGCCCATCGCAGTACGCGCAAGTCAAGGCAGGTCTTAAAAACACAAAAGGATCGAGCTTCTTTTCGACTCATGACAGCAGGTCTACGCGTCCTGTTCCTGGTTGGCTTAAGCCCGGCATCTACCAGCGCAAGGGCCGATCGCTGTTCATGCTGTTCGGCTATGCGCCAAAGCTGCCGACCGTGGGCACCAAATACGACTGGTTCGGCATTACAGATCGTTTCGCTCGGGAAAATTTCCCGCGATACCTTGACGAAGCGCTGGAGCGTGCGATACGGTGATGGGCGTTGAGGTTCTTAAACCGATGCTTAATGCACTGATCAAGCTCGCTGACGCGGCCTACAGGCGCGGCACGCCGATCGTCCCGGACCAATGGTTCGACTGGCTGGCCGCCAGAGGCGCCCAGGAGGGCCTGCAGGGCCCCTTGCTGTCCCTCGACGTACCTACCCACTGGCAGGCATGGCTCGAAGCCTCTCAGGGGCCCTTCTGCGTGCAGCTCAAGGCCGACGGTGTCTCGATCAACCTCGTCTACCGCGACGGCGTGTTCGTCCACGCCCACCTGCGCGGCGGCAGGGACGTCACCGAGGCTGCCCTGCGTGCCGGGATCATCACCGAGCTCCCAGGCGACCCCGAGGGCCTCGTGGAGGTCCGTGGCGAGGTCATCGCACCCGGGCTGTCCCGCAACGCCTGCGCAGCCGCTCTGAGGCGCGGTGACGGCAAGGTCAAGCTGCAGGTGCTGGCGTTCGACCTCGTGGGCATGCGCGACGTGGCGACAGTGACCGCTGCAGTGCAGTGGCTCAAATGCGCCGGGTTCGCAGTTCTTGACTGCATGGCGGCTCAAGATGTCGCCGATGTTGAGTCGATGTTCAGGGATTTCTGCGCACTGCAGCATGCAATGCCGTTTGAGTGCGACGGCATTGTTGTCAAGGTCGACAGCAAGATGCAGCAGGCACGGATGGGCCATACCAGCCGCGCACCTCGTTGGGCAATTGCACTGAAGCCATGAATAACTACACCAGCTATGCGACTGTCGAGGTCGCAATTGATGATGAGCAGTTTGAGTTCTTGATGGCAAGGCTGTCCGAGAACCTGCCCGAGTGGATTGACAGCATGTGGGCGACTGGTTATTGCCAGTGGCACGTCACTGCGATTGATTCACGTTCCGCTGCGATTAACACCGCCGGATTCATCTATGCGGTGTCACAAATCTTATCACGCAAGCATGTGTGGTTCTGCAATGACATCTGGAACGACATTGTTGCGCACGCAGTGTGTGAAGACTGGTGGGACTGCGAGTGTTACGTTACTGATGCGATTGTGCATTATTGGATGTACTTGTGCCAGAAAAATTTGGAACTTGCGGAGTGGCGGTTTTGACGGGGCTCAAAAAATTTTGGGACTTGCATAGGGTCGGTTTTTATAGTGTTTTTTCAAGATTTTATATACACAAGATCTCGGTGATTTATGGCGGCCAGCTCCTCGGCGCCGCCCCGCCGGCCGGCGGAAGTGCTCGCGCACACACTATCCTTCTAGCAGGATATAACGGTAGCGTTTAGTATATTTTGCAATCGTACTTTTGCGCGATTGCTATATCGTCGCTGAGAGTTGATAATATTTTGCAACATGCACGCTATAAGCCATCCGCGCAGATCGCAAAATATTATTAACTTAACCGCTACGATATATTTATATTTTGTCGATTTGCGACCGCCCCGGGTGGGGTGACCGCCTGCCGGTGGCGACCGCCCCGGGTGGGGTGACCGCCTGCCGGTGGCGACCGCCCCGGGTGGGGTGACCGCCTG